AGGTTGAAGCCAGACTGATTGACCAAAGGCATTTTGGAGAGAAGGCTTGGACACATCACGACAATCCGTGGTGGGTTTGGCCTGACTTTGACTACCGCATCAAGAAAACCACCAAGAAGATCAAGCTAGAGGCTTGGTTAGTGGAGGGTGAGTTGCGCTTGATAGCCGAAGGGGAAAGTCCGGTATGGGCTATTGGTATTCCCGCTCGTAACGAACCATATCGTGTCCCCTCCGAAGACAAATGGGTGGAGGTAGAGGAATGAACGAACAAACTAAACAAGAGCCTGTGGTGTGGTTCATTCTATACGAAGACTCGCACGAGTTTGTATTCCACCCGCCAAAGGAATGGCAGGTTAAGCAAGCATCGGAGATTCAACCACTCTACGAAGAGCCGCCAAAGCGTGAATGGGTTGGGCTGACGGACGACGATGAGGTTGAATTCGAGTGGGAGCGTGTTACTGGACACAGTATTTTTGGTGGAGATCCGTGGGATGGTCGTCAGATGTTTTTATCCCCCAACGAAATCCTTGAATTTGCAGAAGCCATCGAAGCCAAACTGAAACAAAAGAACACGGAGATAGATAAATGAGTATTGAAATCAAACAACGAAAGGCAAAGTTCGCAGAACTGAAACCATATGATGTCTTTGCTGATGAAGGTGATTATATTGAAGTCACTGAGTGGGGAAACGGAGAAGGGTTTGATGTATCAACCGTTGTTTCCAAGCACTACCAATTATTTTCATTGACATACGGTCAGTGGGAAGCACTCCAAGCACTGGTTGCTTATAAGGAATAACATGGCTGATGCTGCTCTCATAATTGGAATTGTGTTGCTGATTATTTTCTTTGGTGGTGAACCAGATCTGCACGATGCATTGATGCATTACTTGATGAAATAAGGAATAACAATGAACAAACGAATCAAAGAACTTGCTGAACAGGCTGGAATGTACTACAGAAGTTATCCTTTAGACTTTGCCTACTCAAGTTTTGATGAAGAGAAGTTTGCTAAGTTGATCGTGCAGGAATGTGTTGACATTTTGTCGACCTATCGTGTTAGGTTTGAAGATGGGTTTGAGTATAACTGTGACCATCCTGTTGTTGCTATAAACAAACATTTCGGAATCGAATAATGGCACTTAAAGTTTTCCCAACCGAGTTTCAGATCTATGATGACGAATCTGATATTGTACTTGGTACGATTAAAGCATTCGATGAGGTATCGTTGGATGTTGAGATCAAACAGATTATGTCTGCGAAAGACATGGCGGATCTTGCTGCTGTGATGGAAAAGATTGAACAACTGCATAAGGATGGTGTGTGATGGAAGACGAAAGCCATTTACCAGTAAGCGAACAAAGTCTAGTGTTTAGACTACGCAAAAGAGCAGAAATTCGACGTAACATCAAAGATCGTAAAAGTGTGCAAGAAGGTGCTCCAGACCGTATCGCAGACCTATTAGAAGAAGCATCCGATAGAATTGAGGAATTAGAAAATGGAAGACGAAAGTAAGTACGGTCACATTCAGTTTGAGTATGTGTACAAGGGTGATGAGTTTGGCGGTCGTCCACGCAAGGTTGTATTCTCTATTCCGACTCCTGATATGTCGATGGACGAACTTGTTGAAGAGTTTGAATACTTCCTAAAGGCAGTTGGGTATCATTTCAAAGAAGGTCAACATATCGGTTATGAGTATGATGAATCTATGAATCAAAAAGAACTTGCTGATCAGAAAGAATGGGAAGAACGCCACCTGCCTGAAGATCTAGAAGCAAAGACTTTCGACAATGCCTTCAAAAAGAAAGCAGAACAGATGGGTGATACAATTACAAAGGAATTCGAATGAACGATTGGGCAGTATATACAAAAGAACAAGTTGATGAGATGATTGCAGCAGCAAAGCAAGAAGTCTATAATGAGATTGGTGGTGCAATGGGTATGATTCTGAACAATCCCTATGCACAGAATCGGTATGATAATTTTGCAGATCCGTTAGAAACTTGGCGAATTTTTGATTTAAGTTGACTAAATACTCCATTGAGTATATAATTGTATTTGAACTATAACATGGAGTTATTATGGAACTAACGATTGATCTTTCCGATCTGCGTAAGCGCAAGATCTTTGTTGCCACCCCAATGTATGGTGGCAACTGTCATGGCATGTACACTAAGAGTACTGCCGACCTCGCCAAACTTACCACCCATTATGAAATGGATTGTAAGTTCTTCTATCTGTTTAATGAATCACTGATTACTCGTGCTCGCAACTACTGCGTGGATGAATTCATGCGTTCTGATTATACGCATCTGATGTTCATTGATAGTGACATTGGGTTTGATCCGAATGATGTTCTGACTCTCGCTGCTCTGATGGATCCTGAAGAAGAGAATCCAAAAGAAATTATGTGTGGTCCATATCCTAAGAAAACCATTGCTTGGGAAAAGATCAAACGAGCAGTCGATAAAGGTTTTGCTGACGAAGATCCTTCTGTACTGGATCGCTTTGTTGGTGACTTTGTATTCAATCCTGCTGATGGTCAGAAAGAGATTCGTATTGATGAACCAGTTAGTGTACTTGAAGGTGGCACTGGGTTTATGATGATTGCTCGCTCTGCCTTTGAGAAGTTTAACAAGGCATATCCTGAGTATTCTTATCTGCCTGATCATGTACGCACGAAGCACTTTGATGGTACTCGTGAGATTCATATGTACTTTCAGGCACTGATTGATGAGAAGTCTAAGCGTTATCTGTCTGAGGACTATATGTTCTGTCAGTGGATGCGTGAGATTGGTGTTGAAACTTGGATGGCACCATGGATGAAACTCCAGCATACTGGTTCTTATACTTTCGGTGGTTCTCTTGCTGACCTAGCAGCAGTTGGTGCTACTGCTACAGCAGATCCAAATCAAATTGCTAAGATGAAGAAGTGATATGGAATTTAAATATAATGAACCTGCCTTAGTGCAGGAATTGATGGACTATATTGATTCAACTTATGGTGGTCATTACAGTCGAAACAAATTTCAAACAACTGAGTTTGTAATTGACAGTGGACATGGTATGGGTTTCGCTTTGGGTAATGTTTTGAAGTATGCTCAGCGGTATGGTAAGAAAGGATCTGCCGATGACGCAAGAAAAGACTTGCTTAAAACACTCCACTATGCTATAATTGCTCTTTATATTCATGATCTTGAAAACACAAAGGAAGTAGATAATGAAAATCAGTGATCAAACTTTTGATATTTTGAAGAACTTTTCGACGATTAATCCGTCGATCTCAGTGAAGGCAGGTAATGTACTGCGCACTGTATCTGAGCAGAAGAATATTCTGGCACAGGCAGTTGTTAGTGAATCTTTCCCACAGGCATTTGCGGTCTATGAACTGAATCAGTTCCTCGGTCTTGCTAGTCTGTTCGAAGATGGCGAATATGACTTTGCTGAAAAGGCAGTAACAATCAGCGAAGGTAACAACTCCTCTCGTTATACTTACACTGATCCTTCTATGGTTACTCAACCACCAGAAAAGAATCTGGAACTGCCAAGCACCGAAGTACATTTCCGTTTGCTTCATGCTGATCTAAAGAAGGTTGTAAATGCTGCCAATCAGTTGGCGTTGCCTGAAGTTGTAATTCGTGGTAAGACTGGTCATGTACATCTGGTTGCTACCGATACCAAGAATCCTACCTCTAATGAGTTCTCGCATGATCTGCGTATGTCTGCCTCTGCTGAGTTTGACTTTGTATTCAAGGTAGAGAATCTGAAGTTTATGGCGCAGGACTATGATGTGAAGATTTCTCAGCGTGGTATCTCTCACTTCAAGGGTGATACTGTTGAGTACTGGGTTGCAACCGAAACAGGATCTAAGTACAATGGCTAATATCGCAATTCCGAGTGATCCAAATACACAGAAGAAGATCCGTGAAGCACTGCATCAAATCTCTGACTCCATGACTCGTATTGATGCAGAGAAGGATCATATCAAAGACATTCTTCAAGTTGTTCAAGATGAAACGGATGTTCCAAAGAAATATGTAAGTAAGATGGCACGAATCTATCATAAGCAAAATCTTCAGCAGGTGAAGATGGAGAATGAAGATTTAGAGGCACTTTACGAAACAATCAATCCTTAGTTGTATCTTGACCAAGTTGTCGCATCAAATTCTTTTCTATCTGATATGCGACATGCAAATTTAGGGCGAGGGATTCCTTTCCTCGCCCTAGACATTTTTTGTTTGGTTTTTTCTGAATGTTTCAACCCAATATGCGAATCTGATATTCTCTTTTTATGATTATCTGAAAGGGTTGATCCTATTTTAGATGCAGACATTTTCTGTTTGGTTTCCTTAGAATGGTTCCGTTTTTTCCCAGCATCAGAAATTTTCTTTTTATGTTCGGAAGAAAACTTCTTTCCTTTGTGTGCGTTTGATATTTTTCTTTTGGTTTCTTCTGTGCGTTTCTTTCCCTTCTTTGCTTCGGACATCTTTCTTTTGGTTTCTTCTGTAAGCGTTCTGCCGATAGTGCTGATAATGTTCCCAGCAAATCTATCACCCCTATTCTTATGAATAGCAACATGATCATCTGGATGCAGAGCAATTAAATTAGAAGGGTGGTTGCTTCCGCCACAGGATTGAGGTATAATATGATGTACATGGAATCCTTTGGGAATTTCCCATTCAGGATACCATTGACGCCAATAGTTAATGAGGTTTTGACGATAAATAGACATGCTGATACTCCGTGAAAGTGTTAGAGTGTACAGGGATTGCCGTCCCGTGGTACACAACTATTTATAATTGTGAGGTTTTATATTATGCGTGAAGAATTTTTATGGGTTGAGAAGTATCGTCCTCATACCATTGAGGATACGATTCTCCCTGATGATCTAAAGAAAACATTTCAGACATTCGTTGACAATGGAAACATCCCTAATCTACTGCTCACTGGTTCTGCTGGAATCGGTAAGACAACTGTTGCTAAAGCAATGTTGGATCAAATCGGAGCAGACTATATTGTAATCAATGGTTCAGACGAAGGTCGTCTTATCGACACACTGCGCACTAAGATCAAAAACTTTGCTTCCAGTATGTCGCTTTCTGGAGGTCGTAAGTATGTTATTCTTGACGAGGCTGATTACCTTAATGCAGAAACTGTTCAACCTGCTCTTCGAAATTTTATGGAAGAGTATTCTGCTAATTGTGGTTTTATACTTACTTGCAATTTTGTTAATAAAATCATCGCACCTCTTCACTCTCGATGCTCCGTTGTCGAATTCAAGTTGCGGAACGCCGACAAACCAAAGTTGGCAGGACAGTTCTTCAAAAGAGTTGAAAAGATTCTAGAGAAGGAAGGGATTGAATATGAACAGAAGGTTGTTGCTGAACTCATCACTAAACATTTTCCTGATAATCGTCGCATTCTTAACGAGCTTCAGCGTTACAGCGTTACTGGTCGGATCGACTCTGGTATTCTTGTTTCGCAGTCTGACGCAAATCTGAAGACATTGTTTGATGCGTTGAAGAACAAAGAGTTTACTGCCGTTCGTAAATGGGTTGGACAGAATATTGATGGTGATGTTGCACCATTCTTTCGTAAGTTCTACGAATCGTTGCATGACCTTTTGGTCCCATCAAGTGTGCCAGAAGTGGTAGTAATTTTGGCGGATTACCAATTCAAAAGTGCATTTTGCGCCGACCAAGAAATAAATGTTACCGCAATGCTAACTGAAATTATGGTTTCCGCTGAGTTCAAATAATCGCCACAAAAGCAGACTTGTATAAATAGAATAAAGGAGAAATTCTATGGTGCAAAAAAACGCAAAGTGGTGGAATAATGGTGTCATCAATAAACGGTCTATTGATTGCCCTGGAAATGGATTTATTCCTGGAAGAAAAACATTCCAAAGAATGTCCCCAACTGGGGAAACGAGGAAAAAAATATCTGAAGCAAACAAAGGAACCTCTCCATGGAACAAAGGATTGAAAACTGGACCAGAATCTGCAGAAACAAGAAAGAAAAAATCTGTTTCAGCAAAAGGAAATACTAATGCTGTTGGTTCTACTCCGTGGAACAAAGGGTTGACTTCTGACGACCCAAGAATTGCCAGTTACTCCTCAAAACAGAGAGGACAATCCAGAAACGGTAACTATGTCTCAGGGGCGGATCATCCAAACTGGAATGAAGACACTCCAGAGTACCAACGATTTAGAAAACAGGTTGATGTATTGACAGAAAAAGTGTATACTGAATACAAGCAAGAAATAAACCCAAATGATTATCCAAGAACATTGGCAGGCGTTGAAAATGGATACCAACTTGACCACATCATACCAGTTCATTATGGTTGGGTGGTTGGTATGACTGCTGACGAGTTATCACAAAAAGAAAATTTGCAAATGTTGCCATGGAAAGATAACTTGAAAAAGAGTAATAACCTATGAGCAAAGTGAATCCGTTTGACTTTACCAACTCGATCAATCAAACCAAAAAGGATTTGATGCGTGGCACTGCCAACGATAAGATCGCAGAGAAGTCATACAGTCCATTCCTAACCAATCGTGCTTTGTCGTATCATAACGACACGGTGTTCTACGCAAACGAGATGAACACACGCCATCATCTTGATAATCTTTTACAATACGACTTTTTACTAAATATCATCAGACCCAAGAAGCGATTCGCTAAATGGTCAAAGAAAGATAATGATGGTGATGTGTTGATTGTTAAAGAATACTTTGGTTATAACGATACTAAAGCACGCCAAGCACTCGCCATCCTAACACCTGAACAATTGACCCAAATAAAAATTACATTACAAAAGGGTGGCAGAGATGACAGAAAACATGGTTGAGGTTGTCCTCAGAAACGAAGACGACTTCCTAAAAATTCGTGAGACACTGACAAGAATTGGCGTAGCATCTAAGAAGAATCGTACGATTTATCAGTCATGTCATATACTCCATAAACAAGGGAGATATTACATTGTACACTTCAAAGAACTATTCGCATTGGATGGCAAACCTTCCAACTTTGCTGAAGAAGATGTTGCACGTCGTAATACGATTGCCAATCTTCTTGCTGAGTGGGGTCTTGTTGATTTGGTTGATGTTGGCAAAAGCAGTGAACCTGTTGCTCCACTTTCTCAAATTAAGGTATTACCTTATAAGGAGAAGGATGAATGGGAACTCGTTGCCAAGTACAATCTTGGAAAGAAAAGATAAGTATGGATTGAGTGGAGAATTACATTATGGAAATAGAAAAAACAAACTTTGAAATGGTTGGTGAGTTTATGAATGCATTTGGTCAAGAAGTAAAGACCAAAGCAGAATTCCCAAGTAATGATGTTCAGGTTCTTCGTGTTGATTTGATCGCTGAAGAATTGAATGAATTGAAGGATGCAATCAATCAGAATAATCTGGTAGAGGTTGCTGATGCATTGACCGATCTTCTCTATGTTGTATATGGTGCTGGTCATGCATTTGGTATTCAGTTGGATACTTGCTTCCATGAAGTACATGCTTCTAACATGAGCAAGTTGGGTGCTGATGGAAAACCAATATATAGAGAAGATGGTAAGGTTCTGAAAGGACCAAACTTTTTTGAACCAGAACTGGTGGAAATTCTTTATGGAGAAAATCCACAATTAGAACTTGACTTTGGTTAAGATTGTTTATATAATATTTGTTTGATTGATACTCTAGGAGAATGAAATGGGTATGGAACTTTTGATTGCAATTATTGTAGTTGCTGTTATTGCTATTCTGTGGGCACTTCGTAATGATATGAAGTCTGTTTCTTCTAACGAAGAAAAGGATGCTCGTGAAGAATTTGCTAAGGAAGTCCGTGATTGGGCAAACGAAACAACCGAAAAGATGACAGTAACTGAAACTGAAAAGACCGAAGTGGTTGTTGAAGATAAGGAACCTGCTAAAGCAGTTAAGAAAAGTGTCACCAAGAAGGCACCTGCTGTAAAGAAGGCACCTGCTAAGAAGAAGGTCGCTGCTCCTAAGACTAAGGCAGCACCAAAAAAGAAGGTTGCTCCTGCTAAGAAGAAGGCAGCACCTAAGAAATAATAAATAATGCAGTGCAGAAAAGTAACGGAGCGGAGAGTCTGCACCTCGTTGATGCTCCAGCATTATTCGTTGAAGCGAAATTGAAGGTTGTTTGGACGGCAGTTCGATTCTGCCCATCTCCACCATAAGCATATTCTTTAAGGTCTTGGTCGTTACCAGCGTAGCAAAAACGGCGACAGAATATGCTTCTGATGGGGATGTCTAGGTTCGACAGGCAATTGTGTAGGTTTCGTGGAGAATCGGTCAAGGCGAAAGACCGCAAGGATTGGGCGAACACCTGGTCGAAGAAGCAATTAAACTAAGTGCAAACGATGACACTTACTATCAGGATCTTCGCCTAGCAGCGTAAGCCTGATTGGGGTTTTGGCAGTCCTACCTTATTACCCAAAGGACTGCCCCAGATACTTCCCCTTGCGGAGTGGCGTTCCGTTTGGGTTTGAGTTGTCTACAAGAGAACTCTGTAATCTTCGCCACATACACACACAACACAGGAGACAGTTATGTCTAATAAAACACCGTTCGAGATTCGCCTTGAACTCTTAAAAATGGCGAAAGAAATGTTGGAACAAGAATTTTTTGTTAAGGCAGCACACGACAAAACTCTTGCGTTCCCAACTGAAGCAGACGTGATTGCTAAGGCAAAAGCATTGAATGATTTTGTAAGCAAAGCGTAAATTACATAATGAAAGATTTGAAGTCGCCTCTCCGCTATCCTGGCGGAAAATCACGAGCAGTTAAATTTCTTTTCGATGATAAGAATATGCCAACTGCTAAGATTGGTGAGTATCGTGAACCATTCCTCGGTGGTGGTTCATGCGCCATCGAGTTCACCAAGAAGTATCCAAACATTCCAGTTTGGGTCAACGACAAGTATTATAATCTCTATGCGTTCTGGAGTGTACTGAAAAGTTTTCCAGATCAACTAGCAGATTATCTTCACAAAAAGAAAGACGAACTGCTAAACTCAGCTGATCCTATGCAAGCACATCTGGATCAGTTTGCTATTCTAAAAGAAGAAATCAAAGACGCTGATGACTTCGGTAAAGCATGGCGTTTCTATATGCTCAATCGTTGCTCATTCTCTGGTCTTGGAGAAACGGCAGGATCTTTTAGTAAGGATGCGATCAATAGCAACTTCAATCACAATATCATTTCTCGACTGCCTAAGTTCTCTCAACTGATGAAGAACTGGCACATTACCAACTATGACTACACCGAACTACTAGATGGTGATGAAGATGCATTTGTATTTTTAGATCCACCCTATGACATCAAGTCATTCATCTATGGTGATGGTGGTAACATGCATAGTGGGTTTGATCATAAGAAGTTTCATGATGATGTTGATTACTGTAAGAACATGTGCATGATTACTTACAACTCCAACGATACACTTAAAAAGGCATATACAGGTTGGGAACAGATTGAGTGGGATCTGACTTATACAATGCATTCTGGTAAGAAGTATCGTGATGATGAAGCAAATCGTAAGGAACTGTTGTTGCTAAATTATTCAAGAAATGGACAAGCAACACTTGACTTTTCTTGAGTTTTGTAGTATAAATAAAGTTGTCCGCCGAAAGGGGACATTTGTTTAATCTCGCTGAAAAGGAGAACTATTATGGTTACTACATCCAATGCACTTGCGCCATTTGCTCAAATGGCAAAACACCTCAACTCTTTTGGTATTGGACACGACAGTCTGATGGATCGTCTGTTCGAAGTCAGTGAACAAGTTGAGCGTTCTACGAAGTATCCTCCATACAATATCGTAAAAGAGGGCGATAACAACTACGCTATCGAAATCGCAGTTGCTGGTTTTGAAAAAGATCAGTTGACTATTGAACAAGATGGCGATAAAATTACTGTGAAGGGTGAAGTTGGATCCGTTGATGACGACTTCACTGAGTATTTGTATCATGGTATCGCCAAGCGTCCATTTACTCGTGTGTTCACAATCGCTGATCATGTTGAAGTGAAGGGTGCTGAGATTATCAACGGTATGTTGACGATTCAACTTGAGCGTACAGTTCCAGAAGAACTTATGCCAAAACAAATCCCGATCCTGTAATTCGGAAATTATATTATGATTAAAGTGATAGACAACTTTCTGCCTGAAAACGAAGCAATCGAGTTTTCCCGCAAGTTCTTTGAAGACAAAGCATGGAACTATGGGTGGAACATGGGTGTCCAAGAGTCAGAGCAGAGAGCATGGAACTGGCATAGATCCGTTGGTAATGATACAATGAACATGGGTCAAATGTCAGAAGTTGATCTTCCAGAACATCTATCTCTTTTGTGGGAATATACCGATTCAGCATTACAGCAGATCAGCGGTGTAAAGCATAAAATGGATCGGTATTATTCAAACTCTCATACCTTTGGCATTGAAGGACCAATTCATCGTGATGATGGTTCTTTGACTGCTCTCTATTATCCTTGCGAAGATTGGCAGGTTGAGTGGGAAGGTGGTACTGTATTCTTTAATGAAGAAATCACAGACTCTATCAAGTATGCTTCCTACAAATTCAATCGTATGGTCATCTTCAAAGCATCGATTCCTCATCGTGCAATGCCTGTAACAAGAGAGTGTTACCGACTGCGCACTTCTGTCGTATTCAAAACCTCAATGGATGTAACTGACCCATCATACAAAGATTGGTATTATAATCGATGAGATGGAAAGTCTGGTGTCGTACACTCGGCACAAAAATCTCAGAGGATAAAAAAGAGGCAGATTATGCTTGCCTTTTTCGTACGATCTATACTATAATAATGTTTGTCACTTGCTTCTTTATTATTGCTAACACGGTACGCCACTGGTGAAATTCTACACGAACTTTTTTATGCGAGGCAACTATGTCGTTGTCCGTGGTTACAATCATGGTGAGCGATTCACTGATCGTATCGAATACAAACCCACACTATGGGTTCCTGCCAAAACAATGACTGACTGGCAAGCAGTTGATGGTCAGTTCCTTGAACCATTACAGTTTGGTGAGATTAAAGAGGCACGTGACTTCGTGCGTAATTATTCTGAGGTTGATAACTTCAAGATCTTTGGTTCAACTCTGTATGATTATGTTTGTGTGCATCAAAACTTTACACAGGACTATGACACCGAGTTTGTAAAGGTCGTCAATATCGATATCGAGGTGGGATCTGAAGAGGGTTTCCCAGATCCGCAGGTTGCAACTCAACCTGTAACTGCAATCACTGCATCAATCGATGGCGCATACTATACTTTTGGAACACAGGATTATACTGTTAAGCGTGAGGATGTAACCTACATTCAATGTGCTACTGAGCGTGAGTTGTTGATCAACTTCCTGCGTCACTGGCGTCATTGGGATGCTGACATTATCACTGGTTGGAATGTGCAGGGATTTGATATTCCCTATCTCTATAATCGCATCACTAAAGTTCTCAGCGAGAAGGAAGCAAAGAAACTATCGCCTGTTGGTATGACCAACGAGCGTGAATATGAAAAGTTCAATCGTAAGCATTTTGAGATTGAATTGATTGGTATGACTGTGCTTGACTATCTCGATCTCTACAAGAAGTTCACATACTCTCAGCAAGAGTCCTATCGACTGGATCATATCGCTCATGTTGAGTTGGGTGAGAACAAACTCGATTACTCTGAGGTGGAAACACTACACCAGTTGTACAAGTTGGACTATGAGAAGTTCATCGACTATAACATCAAAGACGTGGAGTTGGTTAACAAACTCGAGGACAAGATGAAGTTGATTGACATGGCACTAGCGATTGCGTATGATGCCAAGGTAAATTATGGTGATGTGTTCACTCAGGTGCGTATGTGGGATGTGCTTATACATAATTGGTTGTATGATCGCAACATTGCTATTCCGCCGAAGGAACGCAAAGAGAAGAATGCGCAATATGCTGGCGCATATGTAAAAGATCCGCAGGTGGGTATGCATGAGTGGGTTATGTCATTTGACTTGAATTCGCTTTACCCACACCTGATTATGCAGTATAATATATCTCCTGACACCTTTGTCGAGGAGGAGTTCGAATCTGTTACAGTGGAAGAGTTGCTTGATGGCAAGTCTGTTCATCGTGATGGTTTGTGTATGGCAGCGAATGGTCGCTTCTTTGATCGCACCAAGCAGGGTTTCTTGCCTGAGATGATGGATAAGATGTACAGTGATCGTGTGGTCGCTAAAAAGAAAATGCTTGAGTCGCAAGACCTTCTCGAGCAAGTCAACAGGAGATTGAAAAATGAACAGTGGTGATGTAGTAACAGTCCTTACAGTGGCTGGTGAGTTTATCGGTAAGTTGAAGCACAAGGATGGTGACGCAGTAACGCTCGAAGATCCTCGTATGCTAGTCCATAATGAACAGGGAATGGGTTTTGCTCATGGCGTGTGTGTCACAGGTGAGTCTGCTCCAAAGATCGTTGAATTTATGGGTGTTGTTTTGATCACTCCAACCAATGATCAAGTCGTTAGTGCTTGGCGCCAAGCAACCAGCGGACTGATTACCTGATGAAATCAATTGATGAAATGGACCACCAGGAGTTGCTCCAAGCAAAGGTGCAACTCACGAAGGACATCTCAAAGTACAAGAATCTTCAGTTGGCAAAGAAGGTTCAGTTGAACTCTGCCTATGGCGCACTTGGGAATCAGTACTTTCGATTCTTTGATGTGCGTCAGGCAGAAGCCATTACACTCAGTGGTCAACTGTCTATTCGATGGATTGAAAGACGGATGAATGAGTATCTTAACAATCTATTGAAAACAGAGGATGAAGATTATGTCATTGCGTCAGACACAGACTCGTTGTACATTAGGTTTGATATGTTGGTACACAAGTCTTTTGAAAAAAGAGGCGGAGTACCAGAAGTTGCTAAGACCGTGTCATTCTTGGACACAGTCGCTCGACAGAAAATTGAACCGTTTATTGATTCGTGTTATGAAGATCTTGCTAAGAACATGAATGCCTATGCGCAGAAGATGTTTATGAAGCGAGAAGCAATCGCTGATAAAGGCATCTGGACTGCGAAGAAGCGTTACATTCTAAATGTGTATAACAACGAGGGTGTACAGTACGCTGAACCCAAGTTGAAGATGATGGGTATTGAAACGGTGAAGTCTTCGACACCAGCAGTCTGTCGTGATGCATTGAAGAAGGCAATTGGGCTCATCGTAAATTCAGATGAGCAGACTGTACAAGATTACATTGCTGGGTTCCGTGAAGAGTTTAAGAAGTTGCCTTTTGAAGATGTAGCATTTCCTCGGTCAATTTCAGACCTTGCTAAATATTCTATCGGCGGCAAAGATTTGGAGATCCCAAAAGGCACTCCAATTCATGTCAGAGGTGCACTTCTTTACAATCATCTGCTCAAACAACATAAAATGGAGAAGCGATATGAGCGTATCAAAGATGGCGAGAAAATTAAATTCTGTTATCTACAAACTCCAAATCCAGTTAGGCAAAATGTTCTTAGTGTTCTTTCTACCTTGCCGAAAGACTTCGGTCTAGAAAAATATATTGACTACGACATTCAGTTTGACAAGGCATTCCTTGAACCGCTGAAGATTATTCTCAGCAGTGTGGGTTGGAGTCCAGAAAAAACAAGTACACTAGAGGGATTTTTCTTATGAGCGATTTCGATTTTGATTTTGGTTTCACAGCAGTAGATGAAACCGAACTTCAAGCAGTACAGGCAGCAGCGGCAGAAAAAGAGACCGTTGTTCAAACTGCAACTCACACTCAAGAAAAGATTGACAAGTTGTATAATGCAATCACGCCACTGTTGAATAATTTGAAGGCAAATCCGGAGAAAGAATACATCCTGTGGCCAAATAGAATTGAAAAGGTTGAACAGTTTGAAGATTATTTGCGAGCAATTTATAATGCTTGACCGATGAGTTTTTGTATAGTATAATGATTCTTTCTTGATGGAGTAGATTATGAGTTTTTTGAAAGATATGGTGAAGGGGATTGATAACGCCAATCTCCTGAGTGAAGGTGGAAACAGTTCTGAGTTCAGTGGTACGATTGACACAGGTTCGTATGCACTGAACGCATTGATTAGTGGTAGCATCTATGGTGGTGTGCCAAACAATAAGATTACTGCCTTTGCTGGTGAATCAGCAACAGGTAAAACTTTCTTTGTGCTTGGTGTTCTGAAGACTTTCCTTGATCAGAATAAAGATGGCGGTGTCATCTATTTTGATACGGAGGCAGCAGTAACCAAGGCAATGATGGCAGATCGTGGGATTGATACTTCCCGTGTGGTAATTGCCGAACCGACTTCTATTGAAGAGTTCAGAACGAGCGCAACTCGTATCCTAACAAACTATATCGACACACCTAAAGAGAAACAGCAACCGATGATGATGGTGCTGGATTCACTTGGTATGCTTTCATCCCAAAAGGAACTGGAAGATACTGAGTCAGGTAAGAATGCTCGTGACATGACCAAAGCACAATTGTTGCGTGGGACATTCCGTGTCTTGTCTTTGAAGTTAGCGAAAGCGAATGTTCCGCTGCTCGTTACCAATCATGTCTATGATGTGGTTGGTGCTTATGTTCCCACTAAGGAAATCTCTGGTGGTTCTGGTCTAAAGTATGCCGCATCCTCTATCGTGATGCTGGGTAAGAAGAAGGACAAGGACGGCACGGAGTTGGTTGGTAACATCATCAAGGCAACGATGCATAAGTCTCGATTCACAAAGGAAGGAAAGAAAACAGAAGTTCGTCTTTCTTTTGATAAGGGTCTTGATCGTTACTATGGTCTGCTGGAACTGGCAGAGAAGTATGAGATCATCAAGAAGGTTTCTACTCGCTATGAGTTGCCTGATGGGTCAAAGGTGTTTGGTAAGAACATCAACGAAGATCCTGAAAAGTATTTTACACCTGAGTTGTTGGCACAGCTTGATGCTGCTGCGGCGAAAGAATATAAGTATGGACAAGGTGAAGATCGTCCAGTAGAGGAGATTGAAGATGATTCCGAAGTTTGAGTTGGTTGAAAGTAAGAATGGATTTCACGATGACCATTGGTGTATCAAGATTCTAGATGGAGAATATGCTGGTCTGGTTTATCAGTATGACACTGTAAAGGTTGAGGAGGAAGAGGATGGTGATGGTGCAGTATTGACCTTCAATACCATTACCGTGGAAAATCCTAACAATTGTGACTTGACTAAAGAGCAAGATAAGAATATACTTGGTAATATCCTGGTAAGCATTATTCAAGAACAACTGGAGCAAATGAGTGAGAACGGAACATCTGATACTGAAGAATCTACTGCACAGTGAAGATTATGCAAGACGCACACTCCCCTATCTGAAACCTGAATACTTCTCTGACATTTCAGAGAAGGTAATCTACGAAGAACTCGATAAGTTTATCAACAAGTACAATGCTCTCCCATCCAGGGAAGCATTGACGATTGAGATTGATAAGCGATCCAATCTAAACGACAATCAGTTTTCCGACATTGCCAAGTATGTTGGTTCTTTGTCCTCTGATGAGCAGGACGATAAGGAATGGTTGATTGATACAACTGAGAAGTTCTGTCAAGAAAAGGCAATCTACAATGCGATTATGGACTCTATCTCGATCATCGACGGCGATGGCAAGAGGGACAAAGGAGCGATTCCTCAGATTCTTTCTGATGCTCTTGCTGTTTCCTTTGATCCTAATGTCGGGCATGACTTTCTTGATAATAGCGATGCTCGATACGATTTTTACCATCGTGTCGAAGAGCGTATCCCATTTGATCTCGAGTATCTCAACAAGATTACCAAAGGTGGCGTTCCGAAGAAATCGCTGAACATTATCCTTGCTGGCACTGGCGTGGGTAAATCTCTTGCCATGTGTCATATGGCATCGGCGAATCTTTTGGACGGCAAAAATGTTCTCTATATTACCATGGAAATGGCAGAAGAGAAAATCGCAGAGAGAATCGATGCGAATTTGTTAAATGTTCGATTGGACGAATTAGCAGAATTGCCAAAAAACTCTTATGATAAAAAGATCGATCGAGTTAAAAACAAAACCACAGGCAAGTTAATTGTTAAAGAATATCCAACTGCCTCTGCAAATGTTGGACATTTTCGCCATCTGATTAATGAACTTAAACTCAAAAAGTCATTTAGACCAGATATTATCTACATCGATTATCTCAATATTTGTGCATCGAGTAGAATGAAAATGGGTGGATCAATTAACACTTATTCTTATATCAAAGCAATTGCCGAGGAATTAAGAGGATTGGCAGTGGAGCAGAATGTTCCAATTTGGTCTGCGACTCAAACAACTCGTTCTGGATATACCAATTCTGATATTGGTTTGGAAGATACTTCTGAATCTTTTGGATTACCTGCAACTGCGGATTTTATGATTGCAATTATTTCCACCGAGGAATTAAATCAATTAAATCAGGTTTTGGTTAAACAATTAAAAAACCGATATGGAGATCCAAATACAAATAAAAGATTTGTTTTGGGTATTGACCGAGCTAAAATGCGTCTCTACGACGCCGAGCAGAGTGCTCAGGACGATCTTATCGATGTAGACGATACTGGTCCAGTCAATACATTCGGCGACCGAGATCGCCCCGAGAGCGGCGAGAGACGGTCGAAATTCGGAGGTCTGAAGGTCTAATAAAATCAACAACTTACATGCCCCTGTAAAATCAATAACTTAGCGCATAAGTGGATTTTATGGGGGCATACAAAATTTCATCGCAAAAAGATGAAAAAAGTGTTGCCTTTCTCTGCAGGATCGGATATAATATCCCTGTTGATTGAGTGAAAGAGAGAGGACTATATTATGATCAATGCAATTACAGGCAATCCCTACACTGGGAACAACGCTATCGAACTCGAGGCAGCTGGATTCAGCGATCCTCGCTTCCTGACCTTCCGTCAAGCACGCACTATCGGTCGCACCGTCAAGAAAGGCGAAAGCGGAATCCGTCTCGTCCGTATCGTCCGTGTGGACAAGAAGAATGCTCAGGGCAAAATCGAAAAGAAACCTGCTCCGAAGTATTTTACCGTGTTCAATTTTTCCCAAACCGAAGAAATGGTGGAGGCATAATATGAACACCGATTATGAAGAAATTACCGTTTTGACTGACAAGTTGAATAAAGAATTGATCGAATATAATGGTTATGGTTATGCCGCTGGTTATTTGGAATCTTATATTCGGAACCTGATTTCAACTATTGCTCTGAATAAAAAGCAGATTGAAGCATTAAAAGGATCCCTGAAAAACCATGTATTGGCAGTCCAGAAATTTAATACCCCATAAAAAAATTCAATGGGGAGAGGGGTTGACTTCTCTCTCCAGATGCGATATAATAGGTGTTCTGATTGAGAGACAGAGGGTTCAAAATGATTACTACAATTACACGAGGCGGAACCGCCGACCAGCGCAAGGCGGTCAATTCTATCGCACGGTGGTCAGCGCATAAACTCATGACTAAGCGAATGGCAGATTCACTTACAGTCAAGATTTCCCTACGCAAAGATCTTTTTCACCGAGAAGGCAACTACGGCGACGTGGAAGTTATCGACCACGAAGCACGCCGACCGAAACAATTTAGCATCCGTGTCGACGCCAGTATGACCATGCGCAATCTACTCACAACCGTAGCGCACGAGATCGTACACGTGAAGCAGTACGCTACCGAAGAAATGAAAGGCATGAGTCATCGTACCAGTTTTATTCCGATGACCAAGTACAAGGGCGAACTATACGCAGACCACATGAATTATTGGGAACAACCGTGGGAGTTAGAAGCACACGGATGGGAACGAGGTTTATTTGAAATGTGGGCAGAAGCCAACGATATCTTCAAGCACCCAGTAGAAAACGCATGGGCGTTTGAAGACTTCTATCCACGTGGTTATTGGAAGGATAAGAAATGAGATTTACGAAAACAGAATGGCATCAGGTAACATCGGAATTTACATACGATATTCCTGACGATGATATTATTGAACAGTTTGGTTCAGTAGAACGATTCAAGGAAGTATTGTCTCATCAGGACCTTGCTTGGCGTGGTAACATTACCGAAGCACGTGGTGAAGAACCGACTGAAGAAGAACAGGATGCTCTTTGGGAAATGACCATCAACTATGACTATGATCGTGATGATGATTGGTGGACTGATCGCAAAGGTGGATATGAAATAACATTTGACTTTGAAGAAGAATAAGATATAATAGTTTAATGGGGCGCATGGTTACTCTCTCTCAACAATCAACTCCAACCATGTGAAAAAATGACAGCGCAATACTGTCACCCCACCCTACGTCTCCTTGTGCCACTTTCGAGTGGCATTTTTTTGTTTGAAATAAATAGGGATATGGCCAACTTGAGCATTCCCGAACTAGACAAAAGAAACAACTTCGCTGTCTTTGCAGACAAAGTGCGAAAGGGATTGCCATTCATAGACCAAACTGGTAAAGAGATTGTTGTTGGATATAAAACACGTGCACGAAATGCTGCTTGGGCAAATGATATTGCCACTCATAGAGAAAAGGCATTTGAAGAATTAAAGAATGCACGTGGTTCTGTTATACTTCCAACAATCAATACTGTTCCAACTCCTCTTACAAACTTGTACAAGTCATCTGAGTTTGGTGGAGCAGGAGCAGGAGCAAGAACAGCAAAAGAAGATGCACAGTTAAGTGAACTTCGGGATCAACTTGTCAATGTCATGGAACGATCCAAACAATCTTTTGTTCCGATAAAGGCAAATGGCAAAGTACATAAAGTTGTAGGAGCAGACTCTACTCCAGGAACTCCGAAGTCTGACTTTCATTTGATTGATACTGATGGCAAAGAGTGCGTTTGGATCTCACACAAAGACGGAACCACTGCTAGGAGTTTTTCTCAATGGGGTGGTATGAGCGAAAAAGAACGACCAGTGTACATGCATCCAGAGGTGCAGTCGTTTATTGAAGAAGTCCGTGATATGTATCCAAAGGGTGTTCCGCCAGCAACAACGGTTGCTCGAAAGATTCGTGATACCAAGTTAAAGAACCTTGCTGTGTTTGGTATTGATTATGGAAGCAAACTCGGCAGACAAAATGTAAGTGTATTGTTGCAAGGAACAGTTGGTATAAAAAATTCTGGCAACTCATATCAACTAACCGCAAGTGCTCATGTAGAGTATAACGGACAAACTCCAACTGGAACTTATGAACCAATCCTTATGGCAATGCATAAATGCGATCGATCTCAGTTTGGAATTAAGTGTGGAAGATTTAGCATTTACACTGCAGGCGGTCGCAAGATAAATCAATGGGTATAAATATAGAACAATTCACAGTTTTCAGATAAGTATTATGACTATTCAATCATTCAAAGAGTATCGCACGAATCTTCAGGAAGCAAGATCTCGTGGCGAAGCAATGGAAGAAGTTATCGTTGCTGCTGTTAATGGTAAACCAAAAGGCGATACCAAATTTGGCGTCGAGAAGGATGCTGGCGTCAAAGTCGCCAAGTTCCTAAAGTCTAATGGCATTAGCGGTAAAGGTAATGTGCTTGGTGCAGATACACTCGAAGTGACCAAAGAATGGTCCAGATTTTGGGATGGTGCTGTTCCTGCATCAACCAAGACTCCAAAGACGGACTTTATGATCGGGAAAGCGAAGATCAGTTTGAAGTCAGGTGACGCTGCTCAGTTAATGAGTGGCGGCAAGAATGAGTCTGTTGCTACATTCTATGCTGCTCTTGAACAAACTAAGGGCGACATGAATGCTAAGATGGTAAAGAAACTCAAAGAGATGTTTGATGGTCTTGCTCCATCCTCTGTTGCTGCTGGCGATCTTAAGACTGTAATCGCATCTAAGAAAGACGAAGTTGTTAACAAAGCAAATGCTGCACACAAAGCACTCATGTCTGAACTGAAAGGTATCTTCGCTGAGAATACTGGTTTCCGTGATGCCTTTGCTTATGAGGCAATGTCTGGTCAGATTAAGTTTGGTGGCAACGAAGGCACTTGTACTCACTTCCTTGTCACTTCATTCGATGGTAGCAATGCTGCATTACACTCTGTTAAAGATAAAAAGTATGTAAGCAAGATTGCTAATCAAATGAAAGTTTCTGTTCGTTTCAAAACAACTTCTGTTAAGAAAAAAGTCGGCGGCAAAGAAACCAAGACTGGTGAGTATCGTTACTGGTCTGTAATCGGGTTGATTATTGATAAGATGCAGGAAGATGTTGACACCATGATGGCGAATGGTGAGTTGCTGACCGAAGGTGCAATTATGGATTTCTTCAAGCGTGTTTGGAATCGTATCAAAGATCTTTTCATGAAGGCAGTGGAATTTGTAAGAAAGAGCGTAAAGAATATGTTTGACTTCCTTGAAGTTACACCTGATGTTTCTTTCAATAACAACATTCGTTTCTAATGAAAACATATTCAGTCTTTATCACCGAAGCAAACGCTGCTGCGCTCGAGAAGAAAATCGTGCGTAAGGCAGATACGATTCGTAATCATATGGATCGTGGTATCCGTGGTCCTGCTGGTCACAATGTACAAGCACAAAAGAATGTGGATGCGATTGATGCTATGATTAAACAATACAAAGATGAATTCGGCGATGCAGCATGGAAAGCATTCGCCAAGAAACAAGGTTGGGTTGCTGACGCCAAAGGTTGGGATTTTTATGCGTAAGTTTAGCACCTTTATTACTGAAGAAAAGAACACACATATGGAGCATCTTGAAGATGCT